AATGTGAACTATACATACAACTATGATCCCGACAACTCCTGGAAAGCAACGAACTATGTCGGACTCACCGGAACTTCTCAGTGGTCTGACACTACGAACGCTACTCCGCTGACAGACCTCAACAACGGTCGCAAGGTTCTTGCCAAGAAGGGTATCGTTGCCAGATATGCTCTGATGAACAGCAATACCTTTGAGTATCTTATCGGTAATGCGCAGATCAGGTCTGCGATGCTTGCTCAGAACCTGACAGCGAACATCTTCGTGACGGATGACCTTGTAAAGCAGATCGTTCGAAACAACACGGGTCTTGACATCGTCATCTACGACAAGATGTACAAGGACTACAACGGTCAGGACGCATATTTTTATCCGAATAATTACGTTTCCCTTCTTCCGGAAGGTGCGCTCGGTTCTACCTTCTTCGGCACAACTCCAGAAGAGAGAACAGCTGCACAGGTCGCCGATGTGGATGTTTCCATGTACGGCAAGGGCATCGCTATTGCGGTTAAGACTGAGTACGGCCCTCCTGCAAAGACCCTCACGGTTGCGTCAGAAATTGTTCTTCCTTCCTTTGAGGGCATGGACAGCGTTTACGTAATTAAAGTCAAGGCTTAATCGATCCAGGAGGTGCTTATGAAGTACCCGTATATGGTAAAGCATAACGGCAAGTATTACCCCGCAGGAGCGGAAGTTCCTGTCGGGGATGCCCCTGTTGCAAAGGATGACCTTGTTGCGGACGACAAGAAAGCCGATGCTGAACCGAAGAAATCTGCCGAAAAGAAGCTGACTCGCGCTGAAATCATGACGATGAAAAAAGCGGACTTGATTGAGTTGGCAAAGAAAAACGGCATTGAAAACGCTGACGAGATGATCGGCAGTGAACTCAAGAGTGCATTAATCAAGGCTCTTAAACTGTAAGGTTACGCTTATGAAGTACGCTGATGAACAGGCATATATCAATGCCGTAACAACTGAATTAACGGCTGAACTGCAACCGCAGACACCTCTGTTCAATGCGGATATCCTTGCCCAGAAGGTGCAGGACGCATACAACGAGGTAAAGATGAAGCGCAATTATGCGGCAACATCAATGAAGGATGCGGCTGTCTTAGCTGACATGGAGAATTACTACTCCACGGTTAAGAATGTTGCGAGAGTTGATTATGCCCGTATCGGCGCATACGGAGAGAGCGCACATACAGAAAATGGCATTGAGAGAGATTGGGCAGACCGCGAAAAGCTGTTCCACGGAATCCATGCGTTTGTAAAGATCTTTTAAAAGAAGACGGAAGTGCGTGTCGAATTCGGCACAGGGATATGGCAGTAGGTGGTGGGAAGTCATATGCTTACACTCGTATTTAACAAACAGCATATGTGGTATGCCTTACAGATCGGATACAGGTATGAGTACGCAAAAGACAGGAACGGCAATATTATCCAGGATTTTGTTGACGGTAAATACGTTCCGCGAACAACGGGCGAACCTGTCATGCAGTACTCAGATCCGGTCGAATTTTACGCAAACATCAAAGGCGGCATTTCCAACACATTCGGAAACGGATCGAAAGCGGAGGAATCAGCGTATGGTGTGTCGCTTGCTGACTATGATGCAATTATATACGCGATGAAGGGCGAATTGCCAATTACCGAAACAAGCCTGATATGGTTCGACAACGAGCCAAAATTCAAGGCTGACGGCACGGTAGACCCGAAGTCAGCGGACTACAGAGTAGTCAGAGTACCGCCAGTACTTGATGAAGTGGTGTATATGCTTGACAGACTGGACAAAAACAAATGAGGACTATAAAGATCAGTTCGCTGTCAACTGCTGAAATAAACAAGGCGATAGCGCAGCTGAATCAGTACAAAACAAATTTAACTCAGAAGAATGAACAGTTTGTCAAAGCACTCGGTGACCTTGGAATACAGGTTGCCAGTACAAGGCTCGGTAGCGGAGAAGGTGACGCAGACAGACTAGGGAGTAATAACTTACAGTTCCGGATTACCTCGACAGGGGCTATCGTAGGAGCGAAACTGATCCTGACAAGTCAACCGCATACCGATGAACGGGGCAGAGTTTTCTATCCTCATCTCGCATGGGAGTTTGGTGCGGGCATTTACTATAATCGTAGTAATAGCAATCCTAAAGCGGGTGAAATGGGTTTTGGTGTTGGTACTTTCCCGAATCAGACCCATGCGTTAGATGATGAATGGTGGTACAAGGGAGATGATGGAAGACTTCATCTTTCCAAAGGTACTGAAGCAACAATGCCGATGTACACAGCCACAATCGAGATGTACGATCAACTACTGCGGATAGCTAGAGAAATATTCGGATGAATAACGAATTCTGGTTTGAGCAAATTGAAGACAGAATCCTTACGATAGTTAAAACGCGCATGACAGAACGGCTCGGAGAAAAGTATCCGACAATGTTCTTCACATCGGACGGAGAAGTCCACAAGGACATGGTTTTCCCCACGGTATATGTGCGCGAATTAACTGGTTATGAGAACGGTCGTGATCTGGATAACACGACAATCAATGCTATTATGGAAACCCTCCAGATGGAGGTTTACTCGGATTCCGGTAAGGCTGACTGCAAAAACATAATGCACGAAGTCATCAATCAGATGAAAGCATTGCGCTTCAATGTGATGGCAATGCCGATTTATCAGCAAAACGGAAATGTGGATCGCGGTGTTGCTCGTTTCAGACGAATGATCGGAGCGGGAGACACAGACATAATCATTCCTTACAAAGAGGAAGAAGATGAAGACCTGATTGTCAGCGAGTCAGGGGTAGATGCATTTATCTCGCAGGACGATGACCCTGTCGAAGAAGCATTTTTGGTATAGCGGTTTACATCCGTTTTATATAGCAACGTATTGGTAGCACCCAACAGGGTGCTTTTTTATTGCGAAAAACAGAAAGGTGGTAAAAAAATGGCATTACCTGGTAGATACCTTATAGCGTATTAAATGCGAAGCTATAAGGATGCCGTCCGAAGATAAAGTCGAATACTCTTCGGATTATTATTGCGGAATTAAGCTGAAAAACCGTTTGCAACGGCAATCAGAACCGAAGGCTGTAGGAACTACAGTCAGGGGCAACGCATAGGAGGTGAAAAGATATAATCCTCCCAAGAGTCCGCGACACCTTCGACAATGCATCACGGGTGAAAAGATATGCTGAACTGCATTGTAATGATGTAGAAGTACAGATAAAAAGCTGTGCGACAACAACTTGGTTTCTACTCTGGGAGTCCTTTTTGGCTACGGCGCTGCGGGTGCTACAAAGCCTAATGCGTTTACACTTTTAACAAGAATCAACAGCATTGGCGGCATTGCCCTGGAAACTGAGCAGATTGACGCGAGTGCTCTTGAAGACGAAATCTCTCGGTACATCGCGGGTCGTGCGGATACTGGTGGTACAGTTCCGATCACAGTCAATGCGACAGACGATACAATCACTGAGTGGGAAGCCGTTTTTGCGGCATCCCAGACAGCTGCGGAGGGCGGTGACGCAATCTGGTTTGAGGTTTGGTCACCGTTCCACACAAAGGCATTTTTCTTTAAGGCTCAGACACCTCCGGCATTCCCGATGCCTGAGTTTGAGCAGAATTCCCTTGAAACTGTTGAGATCGTTCTGACGGTCACTGAGTACAAGGGACTGGATACTGCTGTCAAGCCTACAGCGTAATAATCACTAAAGAACGGGGCGGTCTTCGGACTGCCCCTTCCCTTTTTTAACGTTTGACGGGAAGGTAAAAATAATATGATGACGCTAAAGATCAAAGATAAAGAATATAAAGTTAAATTCGGTTATAACAGCTTCTGTGACACCGACCTGATGGAGAGGACATCTACACTGCTTTCCGTCATTCGTGGTGCGGGCGCTGCATCAGACGATGATGTTTTCGGCATGGGACGCATCAAGGATCTTTTTGATTGCGTTCGTGAACTCCTGTTTGTGGGATTCAGAAAGTACAATCCTGTCGATACAGTGCAGGAAATCGGTGACCTTCTTGATGACTACAACGATGAAGGAACTGAAGAGAATCCGCACGGTATTCTGGATCTCTTTACTCTGCTCACGGAGGAACTGCTTAATGCGGGTTTTTTATCCGACATTCTGAACAAGGCAGCGGAGCAGACGAAGCCGAAGATCAGTCGGAAGAAATAAAGAAGAAACCATTCTCTCAGGCAATTTATGAGGACATCCTTCCGTATTACCTGACAATCGGAGTCAGCTACGAACGATTCATGGACAGCAGTCCGACAGAACTAGAACCGTTCATTAAGGCTGAAAAACTGCGCAGAGAGCGCATAGACAGCTACTCATGGGTAATTGGTGCGTATGTCAACGAAGCGGTATCTGTGGCTCTTGCAAACGCATTTAGGAAGAAGGGTGCGAAACCTCATAAATACAGAGATAAACCATATTCACAGGAGAACCTTACACAGTCAGAAAATCTAACAGACGAGCAAAAGAAGCAAGCTATAGACAGACTGTTTAAAGGTCTTTCCATCAAGATGGCAAATTATAATTTGGCTCATCGAAACGATTCGAAGGACGGCGATGCTGAGTAAGCATTTCCGTCCCTTTTTTTGTATTCAGAAACTCGGAAGGAGAAAAGGCAATGCCAGATATTGATTCCCTTTCCATACAAATATCGTCAGACGCATCGCAAGCGGAACGTGCGATAGACAATCTTGTATTAAAACTCGGTTCGTTAAAAAACGGTCTTGAGAATCTCAGCAAGATTCGTTTCGGAAATACGTTCTCTACGGCGGCTACTGGAATAAGCAGAATAGCTGATGCAGCGAACAGAATTGACGCTGACGCACTGAACAGGATATCAGACAGCCTTGTACGGTTGTCGGGAATTGACCTATCAGGCATTGGTGGTGCAGATCAGTTTAAAGCACTTTCATCAGGTCTTGCACAGCTTGGCAAGGTGAAAATCGGTACAGCGGCACAGCAGTTGCCTACGATAGTCACTGCACTCAGGGATCTTTCCGGAGTACAAGTTCCCGCTCATGACATTGCAGAACTCGGCAAGGCACTCGGTAAACTCGGCAGTTCGAACGCTCAGAAAGCGGTTACGAATATGCC